ATTGTTTTAATTCTTTTCTATATGATGTTCTTAATTTTTTTAATTCTTTAAAAAAGTTTTGTGCATTTATATTATTATTTTGATTTTTTTCAACTGAAATAAAATGTGTAAATTCATGTGTTAAAGTAGCTAAAGAAACATTTTCTTCATCTACTTTTGATTTACCCGCATATTTAAAACCAAAACCATCTTTCGATGAAACTCTTTCAGAAATACGAGATTTATCATAAGAACCATTGCCAAAAAATATTTTTAAAATCTGTCCTGAATATGTATATTCAATTTGACCATAAGCACCTGATGCTTTTTTAAAATTTATAATTGGTTTTGATGTATTAGTGTCAAATGTAGTATTATAATCATTAGATAAATCATTTAATTGATTATTTAATTTATTTACATCTTCAATTGATAAATTTGAATCATAATCAACTGATTTTATTTCAATGCCATATTTATCATTAAATAAATTTGTCATTTTGTTTTTAGCTTCTTCTATTGTTTTAGCATTAGTATATTTTTGCTCCTTAACTTCTTCTTCTTTAGGTGCTTCGGGTTCTTTAGGTGCTTCCTCTTTAATATAATTAGCCGACCTTACCGGGTAAGCGATATGCCTACAATTAAAACCGCCGCGATTCTGACAAAAGTTTTCAGGCGTTGTATCGGGTATCATGCCTGTACCGTTATTATCGGCCCAATCAATTTCATTTTGCAAATCTTCAAATAATATCAAACCTAATTTACCGTTTTTTGTTTCTTGAACCCACCTTTCACATTGTGCGCGGCTATCTTTAACAATTGAACCAACGTAAAGCAAAGCATCCATCTTATAAGACTTTCGGACCGCTTCATTAACCACACCATCATACTGCAATAACGCATCACGTGATGCCTGTAAACTAATTCTTTTTAAAACGCCTTGCCTTGCTTCAGTTGTTGTTAATTGGCCTGCAATCGAAGTAACAACATCTGTTAAACTACTGCCCTGATTTACTGCAATTAGCAATTCATTTTTAAGCGGGTTTATTAGATTTACGTTTAAGCCTTGGCCCTGCATTGCTGCTATTACATTATTAACAGCATATCTTTTGAATGGATTCAAAAAACTTTTTGTTATATCAATGCCGTTCAATTCTTGTTGCGCAAGCTGTGTATTAGCGCCAATTTCGTCAAAGTTTTCTAAAAAAGCCGAAACCATTACATTATATCCAGCCTTTTCTAAAAACCTATTTATTGCTGTTTTAAACGAACTTAAACGCGCTATGTTTTCTTTTGACCTTACTAAATTGCCTGATGTTGTTCTAAACTTATTTATCCAATCAACAACTTGTTTTACAAATTTCGGTTCTACTTTATTAAACCGCTTTTGTAAAATTTCTAATGCTTTGTCGTTAATTCGTTCGGGTTTATTGAAATCCATTATTCAGCATTATTAAACTCATCCATATTAACCTCAGGTACTACATTACTTGCAACGGCATCAAACCTTGGCGCTAACTTTGCATCAATAGCATTTTTAATAGCTGTGTAATCATTATTCATAATATCAAAGCCTTCGTCATAATACAATTCTGTAACAGCATCAAAGACAAACTGCGCGCTAATTGCATCCTTTTCTGTTATTTGCCCCGATGCTAACAAATTTACGCGTTCATCTACCGTATAAAGATAGGCACTATTATACATAGCGCAAATGGTAGCTATTTGGCGCGCTATTGCATCAGAATTGTAACGGCGGTCAACATAGCTAATATATGATTCGTAACGTATAGCAGTTGGCAAACCTTTTTGCGATAGTGCAAATTCTGCCATCAATTCTGTTTCTGTTTTAAGGTCAAAACTGATAGGCGGGTTAACCATTATCGCACTTTCAGTATCCATAAATACAATGGCCTGAATAATACGCAAAACATCTTTATAACGCGCATAAACATCATCTGATATTTTACCAACTTCAATATATTCAGGTTCGCGGTCTAATTCTTTTGCAACGCCCGATTGAGCAGCTTTTAAACTGCGGTTAATGTTTAGCACTTGTTCGGCTTTTCCTAACGCCTCAGAAGCTACTTTGTTAGTTTCTTGAATAGTTGAAACATCAGGGCTATAATAACGTATCGGTTCAACTTGCTGCTTATCATTATCGCCAAACTTAGATGTAGTAGGGTTTAAGTTATACGCTGCCAATGGCGTAATGCTTAGCACTTTGCCGTGCCCGTGACAAGTTTTACAAGTTATGCTATTATCGTAGTTATTTGGGTCTGGAACGCGGCCCACACCATTGCAACTGTTACAATCAACCCCTTCAACAAATTTAATAGGGAAGCATGTCGCAAGCATAACCGATTTATGCTGATTGTCAAATATAGCAGCATCATTAAGATACGGTATTGCAGGGCTAAAATCAGACTTATAAATTTTAAACGTATTGCCATATGTATCGTATTTTGGCACAACGCGACCGCCTAAAGTTACCCACGGCATTATACCGCTGTTGTGTTCATAGATAACTTCAAACATTGTCTTATCACCATACGCGCGGGCCTGTGCGTAAAACATATCGGTAACAATGTGATAGTATAGCGGATTTTCAATACCTAATGTAGCATATTTGTTTTTTGATATGCCTTTATATATTAGAAGTCTGTATTCAGAGTCGTTAAAAACAATCCTATCAGACTGAATTACTTTCATATCTACATTAACGCGCACGTTATCGGTTTCAATACCTTCGCCTTTAGGTTCGATAAGTAAAACGGCGTTCGGATCAAGTACGCGGTTTGGAATAAAAACAGAAAATACAAAAGACTGTAAATTATTTTCGCCAAACTTTTCATTTTCGGCAAATTGCTGCATGTCCATATTTTCAAACCTAACAGAATGTTTAGCTGAACTTAACAGCCTATGCAATTCGGTTATTGCCTTAACCAATGGCGATTCTGTTTTAGGCTGATATGTATTTTTACGATAGTTTAATATCTGTTCATCTTCATTTGGAAACGCCTTATCTAACGCGGGCGGCACTTCACCGTAGAAGTGTGGCTTAATGCTTTCATAAATACGCTTCCAATCCGCTTTGAATGGGTGTACAGGCGGATTTAGTATTGTAGCATTTACAGTATTTAAAAATTCGTAAAACTGTTCTATGTTCATTCTATTTGATTTTAAATAGGGCGGCTACATTATATAACCGCCCTTATAAATACTATGGTGTAATTGTAATTACAAGTGAACCAGTTACGCCCGAAGCATCATTAGCTGTTGCAATAACAGTAACTAAACCCGGTGCAGTAGCAGTAAGCAAACCACCACTGCTAATAGTTGCCGTACCTGTGCCGTTAACAACCGACCATGTAACAGTAGCATCAGTAGCGTTTAATGGTAGGATAGCAGCAAGCATTTGTAAAGTGTTACCATCAGCAACAGTTGTAACGTTACCTGTACCTGTTACAACGATAGAAGTTACCCAACAAACGTTATAAGGTAGTGTTAGCAAGAAGTCTAAAGATAATTGGCTAAATGTACCTAACTGTTCGTTGTATCTGAATTCAACAGTCCAGTAAGCATCATCTTCATCGGTTTCTGCAATCTGATAGAACGGTCTAACAGTTACGTTTGAATACCAACCTAAAAATCTACCATCGCAAGTTACAAAACCAAATTCATAACCAGCAGCTTTAGCAGGATTTGAAAGGAAATTATAAAGCGCATCAATCGTAAATGTAAGGTCATTTTCTGCATCGGTTAGTGATACAACACGCGACTGTTTTACTACCTCCTCCTGACCGCAGCTACCACGCTTTTTAGTAGTAAATTCAGGTGCAGGCAAACCACCGCTAATACGTGAACCGTTTACGCGGCCAAAAACGTTTTTATCAGCTATTGCAGTTTCCCATTCAGTAGAATCTGTAATATCGGCAAATTCGTAGTTACATTTTTTTGCAAACCAACCAGCGATACCACCGCTGTATACAGTTGAATCGCACGGGTCACAAAGGTAGTTAGGGGCGTTATCCTCGTCTATGCAAGGCGGGCAAACACCGAACGCGCCCAAAAACCCATTTATAAAAGAAATATTCATATTTTTTGTTTTTAAATATTTGTAAATGAATTACGACCTCATCTACATTGTTTGTTATCTAATCGACATCTTTTGTCAAATGTCAGGTCTAACAAAAACATACGGTTATCTTCAGGTTTAGAATCATATCTAAAGTTTTGATACTGCACACCATCAACAGTTACGTAATTGCCTCTCACAGCTTGTTGTAACATTTTAATGTAAAACGGTGGCACCGCGCCCGAAATAATGCCGTAATTTTCTGTTATATCTTTACTAATAACTACATTTCTGTCATTTTCTGTTATCGCTTCAGTATCGCCAAAAAACTCAACAGTTCCAAATATACGAAGCGAATTGTAAAACGGTGTATTGTTAGAACCTAAATAGTTAGTTAAAGTTCCGTAAAAATTACCGTTACAATCATAATTTGCATAAGTACTATAAATTAGTGAAGTATCGTTTAAGTTGCCGCAGCCTTCGACCTTTTTATAGTATTCTGTATAAAGCCTTTTATCAATTTCAGGTTCTAAAGTTATCTGATTTATTTTGTAGTAATCAATGTACAATCTAAAGCAATCCAAATCAGCTGGGAACAAACCTGTATTAACAAACCACGTTTGAATGCTGCCTGTTGCAAGGCTTTGACCTACGTGGTAACTATCTGAAAAATCATCAATAAATTCTGATACTAAGTTACCGCAACAATCATATAAGCTAACTACAACATAATGCGATGTACTTGTACTTGTTTGAAAGCCTGCTACTAAAACGCTGTTAGGCTGATTGTAATTATCAGTTACCTGTGTTTGAAATGGTATAATATCGCCTTCAACATACGGAATATAAAACGGCAAATCAGAACCGCATAAATTACAGTTCCATGCATCAGTTTCGTTTTGCATAAAATTAGGCGGCAAAACAGGGCAGGCATACCGTATCGGTACGGGCTGCCTAAATGAATATGTCCTACTAATTTCGGGCGTATATGAAACAGGATAATTTACTAACATATATTCGCAAAGATACAAATAAAAATTAAATTAAAAAATTTTATCCTAAATCGCTACATTTATAGTTATTGTCAAAAGTTACAATAGGTATTAAACTTGGCGCAGGTATTGGAACTGACATTAAAATTTCGTGTCTTATTGTGTGTGGCCCTGTGCCCGGGTCAAAGTCAGCATCAACAATAAACCTATAATAAGCTATTGGAATTGTATCGCTAATCTTTATAGCTGTTACAATATTGCCCGCGTAACTTAAAACGCCAATGGGGCTATTTGCATTATCTACAAAGTTATTTTGAACAATATTTAAACCGCCTACATAATCGGGGTGCGCTAATATTTCAGCTATTACCGCCGTTGGATCACCTGTAATTGTCCACAAAGGTAAAACACCAACAGTTCTATAAGTAGATGTACTTGTAAGCGCAACTAAGCCAATAGGGCAATAATCTGGCACTTGCTGATATGCAATACCTGTTACCCAATAACGCTGCCCTTGTGTTAATTGTTGAACGTTTATTTTAAAAATAGCTTCATTCGAAGGTGCAAAAAAAGCATCGACATCGTCAAGTTTTCCACTTACTAACTGTTGCATTTGCACTACAATTGGCGCCCAGCTTGATTCTTCTTCAATGGCATTATTATTTGTATCGCCTGTTTCGCTTGCAGGGTAAATAGTAGCAATAAAGTTAATTGAACCTGAAAAAGATGGATCTTTTTCTACTTGCGCTATTATTTGGTCAGCATCGCAAATGTCAATTATTTCGGTTTTGATACCTAAAATATAATCGGCTAAATCGTAAAACTTAATGCTTAATAAGTTAGGTGTTATTGCATCATTTTCGAAAACATCAACATCCAATTTTTGTACAAAATCTATTTGCGTTAATTGAGTTATGCCTGAAATTGTAGTCACCTGATTTAAACTAACAGTCCACGTTATTTCAGTTGTTGTACCCGCGTATTCTTCAGCTATTCTAAAGATGCAATCTAAAACTAAATCGGTTGCATCGTTCGTTATAATTGTCATATCAGCTGTTGTAATTGGCGGCGCTGCTGGTATAAATCCTTGCACTTGATTAACTACACCCGGTACGTTTGTAAGTTTACAAATAATGCCCGCTACACTCGCATCGAAACTACCTACTAAACCAATAGCATTTAAAGCTGTTACATAACTTGCTTTGTCAATAGCTAAACGTGCCTTAATACGTTGGTGCGGTGCAATTGTTAATTCGTTGCCGCTATATTCAGTATTGTAAGTGCTAATATAACCCGTTAACGTTGGTATTGCAGGCTGCGTGTAAGTAGCTGTTAAAAGCGGCGATATATGTGATGTTACATATTCAGGATTAACGTTGTCATGAATGTTTACTACTATATAATATTGTCCGTTTAGTTGAAGCTGTGTTCCATCAATAATAAATTGTACTTCTATATCATCGGCAACAGGTACGTTTTCAAACCAATCCGAAGGCGAATAAATAGCGCCGTTTAGTTGACCGCTTCCCGGTGTTGCTTGTGGTATCAAAGCATCTGATAATGATAAGTCAGTTACAAAATTAACATTATTTGCAGCAGTATCAACTCTAAAAAGTAAAACACGAACATCAGTAATAGCAGGATTTGCAACAGATCCGTTATAAGCTTCACCCCTTAATAATATCCTTACAGAATTGTCTTCACCTACTGCTAACTGATTGCTTGCTATTGTAAAAATTGCGTTTGGTGGTGTTGTAGTATTTGTTTGTGCAGCTGTTGCCGTCACATTAGTTAATAGTGGCAAACTTGCGGATGTTTGTGATGCTGAACTAATTTCAAGTTCTTTAATATATCGCATCAATAAACTATACCCACCATAATCAGAATTGTACCAACGTGCTTCAATAAGAATGTTTAAAAAATTACCACCTACAGGTGTAGTTGCATTAGCTGAAAAACTTGTTGAATCAAATATTCTGCAAGCTAAACTTAAATTTTTTGTTTGGTTGTAAACAACTTGACCTGTATTATTAGATACACCTAAAGCACTTGAAGCTAAAAATCTATTGACATTTGAATTAGATGAATTGCCAAATATAAAATTAGTAGTGTCATTTGTTACGTAAAATTCAAATACTACTGTTGCTTCATCGTGAGGCGCTGCATTCTTTGACATCTCACAATAGATATTTTGCAATGCAGGATTTGCTATATTTAGAACAGCTTGTTGTGGTGTTGTGCTTAATGGATTTAATGTTTCATATCCAAAATCAAAAGCGTTTGTTTGATTTGATAAAACATAAAGCCCCGGGTTAAATCTTAACTGTTTATTTAAAAAGCTATTTGCGCCCGAACTGTTTATTGTAAACGTTAGGCGAACTTTAATGCCTATTGCTAAACCTTCAACAGGCACAGCTGGTATTGTTGCAGCCGTAAACGTTGCAATATTATATAATACATTTCCGCTGCTGTCAATGCAATCTAATTGTATATTATCGTAAGTATAAGACATTAAATTAAGCCTTGAATAGTTAATGAATTATTATTTGTATCGTAGGTTATCTCAGTTATTTGTACTTGCCCTTGTGAAGTTGTAACGTATTTATCAATATCTAAAGTAGTAAGTAAATCACAATCAGCTGAAATTGATATTGTAACTTTGCGAGTTTTAACAGATGTTAAGCGCGGATCATCAATATAGAATAGTTTTTGATAAGCCGTATCATAACTTTGGCCGTTGCCAGCTACTAAAGGATTTTCTTTTATATGCCATTTGTAATTATAAACACGCAAGCCGTTAGCATCTGTAAAAAAGTCAGGTTTACCATAACCGCGTTGAAAATTAGAAATATTTTCATCAATAACAGAATCTAAATTTATAAGTTTAGGATATGCTGCTACACCCTTTTCTAAAAACATTGCATATCTATTTTCGTTATCTTGAACAAACGGATAAAACGTTACATACAAAGGTTTATCAATTGGATTAACATTAGGTCTGTTTGCATCAAATCTAAATTGTGTTGCACCGTATTGTAATTTTTTACTAAATAATCCTACTTGCTGTGGGTTATCTGGAATATTCCAATCTATAACGCGGTCGGTCCAACGGCGGGCAACTTCATCGCCGCTATTATCTACACCATCTTTAGGGTATTCATATTCAGCATAAGCCGCAGGGCGTTCGCCTAATGATTCATAGCAAATAGATAATAACTGGTCAGGCTGTAAATTATCTGTATTAAACCATTCAACACCTGCAAAATAATCTTTGCGCTCAATTTGTAAAACACCATTTACAACACGCCAATCTATATTTAGCTGTTTTAGTTCATCTAAAAATTGAATACCGTTTAAGTTAGGTTTATTATCAAAATATGCATCACTATAACCTTGTTGATTTATAGGAGTACCGGGCACAAAAGCTAAATCCATTCTAACTGTATTATGATAATAACCGCCCACATCAAATAAACTTGACTGATAACCAATATTACATATTTTGCATAAGTTTCTAAATTGGCTATCTAAAAACGGCGCTAAATGTCGGCGGCCACAACCAACAATAAAGTTAGATAGGTTATCGAAATAATTTATACCTGTACCCAATGATAATAAAGCAATTAAAGGTGCTGATATAAGAAAAAACCAAACACCATACAACATAATAACTTCTTGTAAAGCACTCGGTTTAAAATCATTGCAGTAGTACATCCATGGCGCGCGTCTAAATTCATCTATGCCTGTATGATTTCGACCTGTTTCCCACGGAAAATTATTTTTCAAACACCTAATAGCTAACGCATCCTGACTATTATCTACTACCGTAACTTGTGCTTCACATGTCGGAAAGGTACACCAACGTACCGAACCGCCTTCAATTTTGCCAGTAAATAATAAGCGGTCTGAACCATCAGGATTTAGACAGCATGTATCATAAATCAGTACTTCAATGGCTGCAATATTTGGATTAGGCGCGTTTATTATTTGCTGCCTGATATATTCGTATGTATCACCAACAACAGTTAATTCAGGGGCAAATGAAAACGCAGAATTGCCCGCTTCATCTTTACGGCGAAAAACAAAACTTGCAGATTCAGTACCATTAAAGTTATCTAAGTCCTGAGGTATGCCATCAAAAAATATTAGTAAGCCGTTCATTTAAGTATTGAATATGTTAACGCGGCCAAAGATACACTAATAAACGCGTAAGTTGTTATTTTCCACACTTTTTTAAGACGTGTTTGTTTTTTCAATTGCTTTGCGTAATCATTGCAGATAATATTACTGCGATCATAACTTTGAATCATTTCATCTTTTAATTTTAGCATGTCGCTTTGTGTTTTCTGCTGTACTTTCATTGCTGTTATAACAGATTCAGCACTATATAATATGCTATCACAATCAACGGCTCTATTAACACATTCGCCGTATGCAATTTTATAAGCATCCAAACTATCAAAACGCGCAGCTATATATTCAGCATAGTCGCGGCTAATTAAAAAACCGTTATCTACCTTTA